GACCAACGTTTTTTCAACGTGAATGACTATGTTATTGCGACGGATATATGCGTATCGTGCAATCGTGGTGAAATGATTCCGGTCGAACATGAGGGAATTATGGTTTGCAATGTATGTGCGAAACAAGTGACGTATTTGATTGAAAATGAAAAGCCGTCGTATAAGGAGCCGCCGAAAGAGGCGTGTTTTTACGCGTATAAACGTATTAATCATTTTAAGGAAATCCTTGCACAATTCCAGGCAAAAGAAACGACGCAAATTCCGGAAGAAGTATTGGAGAATATTAAACTACAGCTTAAGAAGGAGAGAATTCCGCTTTCGAAATTTACAAACGTCAAAGCGAAAGAAGTGCTTAAAAAACTGGATTATAATAAATACTATGAGCATATTCCGTTTATTAAAGATAAACTTGGTATTAAGCCGCCGACTATGACACCGGAATTAGAAGAAACATTGTGCAATCTTTTTATGGAGATTCAAGGGCCTTATGCGAAATGTTGCCCGCATGATAGGGTGAACTTTTTGAATTATTACTATACAGTATACAAACTATGCGAACTGCTGGAAAAGAATGAATTTTTATCCTATTTTCCTATGTTGAAAGATAAGGAAAAGAGGATAGAACAAGACTATATTTGGAAGAAAATATGCGAGGAGTTGAACTGGGTGTTTATTCCGACGCAGTGAGAAGTTCTGGTTTTGTTAGTCTGTTATAGGGAGTTTTGATCACCACCACCACCACCACCATCGATGCACTGCAGCTGCTGCGCTCGCATGCATCACCTTGCTCACGCTTGGCCGCTGCCGATTATCCACGACCACGTACCTGCATCAGCATCACTGCTGAACACATCAAACACTCCCAGCTCGAATGCACAAACGCACGCATCGCTGACGGCACCAAACGACTCGAATTGTCGCATCAACCAACTGCAAAAGAGGGTGAACAGCCGCAGCAAGCAAACATCACGCAGCCATCTTACTCATTGTCCGCGAGAGGATGCAAATTGCCAATCTACAATTTGTTCGACGGAAGGTCAGCCGCGCTTGCGGAGGGGGAGGGGCGGGGGGTGGGGGGGATTGATGGTCGGTTCCACGTCGTTTCCTTGGTCAATGTGTTGCCGTAGTACAAGCGGTCGCTAATTGGTTCGCGCAAAGGAACCCAGTTTGCCTGCAGGCCGTAATCAGGTTTTGATAGATTCTCCTCAAGATTACGCACACATTCTCCTATTTTTATAAATGTAGCAACATTACTACCTAAATTAAAATTATATTTTCTCGAACCTCCATGTTCTGTAATATTATTCCATGTTCTTGGGTCTTCAAATCTATCTAAAGTTTCTTCTAATGGTCCTTCAAACATAAAAGAAGGTGGGTGGCTACTACCAGTTACTCTTTCTAATACTATTTGCATATAACCAACGTCGCGTGTGTATAATTCTACTTTTAGTGCAAACATTTCTTCTCCATTAGTAAAGGAAAATGTATCTATTTTTTTAAAGGTAAGTTTAAATTGATGGTTTTTATAGCTATCATGATTATTATAAGTATCTTGAGAATGACTATCAACCTGATAATAACTATTAGGACCAACCTGTGGATTAGAGAATTTTTTGAAAGTTTTACTAAATTCATCACAATTAAACTCATTCCCCCCCCTATGAAACCTTTTACCGCGTTTGTGACCATACTTACTACGACTACGCCCACCTCCCCTCTGGGTTTTTGCATACCTTTTCTTATAACCACTTCTACTTTTCTTATTCCTTAATCTTCTGCGAGATACGAAAGAACTACGACTATGTTTACACCGCCCTAGTTTTCTCGAAACTTTCATTTAATTATTTTATCGTGTTTTTATTACTCTATATAATATAGTAATAAAAAAATATTAAATATGCAATATATACAGCATCTTTATGGCGTGAATTGGGTGTTTATCCCGACGCAGTGATAGCTTAAGTTTAGATTGGTAACCACTATTGCGAATCTTCATCACCTATCTTGACCCATTCAGTAAAGTTAACACTACCACTATTAACCTGAGATGGTTTAGCAGTAAAGTTAACACTACCACTATTAACCTGAGATGGTTTAGCAGTAAATTTTTGTTCAAATGACATACCAGGATGTTTATCCTCAAAATATTTCTGAAGTTTTATTTTAATGCAACCAATGATGGTTTTAAATATTTCTGTATTTTTTGGTGATGTAAATCTATATCGTCTAAGAGGTATTTCAACTTTTTTGGCTTGAAGTATACCTAATGCATAATTATATTCTTTATCACTTTCAGTTATATGTTCAGTTATATGATTACCGGTGAAAGGTTCTAAAATACTATCTAAAAAAGTGATTACCTCTGAATATTTACATAGTAGTTCAAATACAAACGTAGGTGATTCTGGTAGTTCAGTAGGTTTTCTTGTAAAAATTATAGTTATTCTTACATAAGAATTTTCTTGCATAAATTTAATCTCAAAACACACCTCAAATAATAAACTAAATTCGGTGCATCTTTTTTTATTATAAGTGATCAAAGTATCTCCATAATATATTCTACGACCACCATCATCATCATAATCTTTACTAGTTAAACTACTACAACTAAACCCCCCTCTATGAAACCTTCTTCCACGCTTATGTGTGCGCACGCGCTTGTAAGAACGACTACGCCCACCTCCCCTCTGGGTTTTTGCATACCTTTTCTTATAACCACTTCTACTTTTCTTATTCCTTAATCTTCTACGAGAAATAGAAGAACGGCTACGACGTCCTACTTTTCTTGAAACTTTCATTTTATCGTGTTTTTATTACTCTATATAATATGGTAATAAAAATAAAAAAATTAAATAAAAATTAAAATAATAATAAAATATTAATAAAATATTAATATTTTTTAATCATGATCATTACTGAGGTAAAACCCATGTAGTTTCACCTGTTATTGGGTTATGATAGTAAGGTGTGCTAAATTTGGTATACATTGTCCACCCTTAACGACTAGCTAGAGAGAGAGATTGAGTATAAATATAATCTTGCATTATTGCAGCTAATTCAGGATTGGCCTTAAATATATAAACTGCATCTGTATGGTCACTACCACCATCTTCGTTAATGACATTACTGAATGTTCTACCAATTCTAATAGCATCCCCAACTTCTTGTGATAATGTTGCCATATCACGATAAGGTCCAATAGAAAAACTAAACTTGCTGTCACCTCCTGTTTTTGTAAAAGTAATAGTATTATTACCTTCACCATTTGTTGTTAACATAATACTAAAATCGTCGTATTTCTCTTTAGTCACTTCTTTAGTCACTTCATTAATCGTTTTTGTGTATCTAAGATTTGTTATGGTTTTAGTTAAAGCATCAAAACTAGCAGCAAGAGGAGATCCAAATACAGGCATATCTTTACCCCCTCTATGAAACCTTTTTCCGCGTTTATAGGTGCGACCGCGCTTGTGGCCACGACTTCGCTTTCCATGTTTTCCTCCCCGTTGGGTATGTTTTTTTCTATAACCACTTCTACTTTTCTTATTCCTTAATCTTCTACGAGAAATGGAAGAATGACTACGCCGACCTACTTTTCTTGAAATCCTTCTAGAAACTTTCATTTATCGTTTTTATAATGTTTTTATTACTTTATATAATATAGTAATAAAAAATATAAACGGGCAATATGTTTAATATGAATAGTTGTGTATATAAATTAATTGTTTGTTATGCTGCATGATGCATTTTTAAACACGGAGAGGAGTAGGGAAGCCAACAAGGTTAGCACCAATACCGAAGCCAGCACCAGTTCTAGCAGAGACTGCCAAGCTGGGAACATACACGTCCAAAATAGCAAAAGTGGCAGCAGCAACCAGAGAAATCAACGCAATCTCATCCAATTTGAGAGTGCGTGAAGGAATAGAGTAGGCAACGATAGCTACACAAAGACCTTCAATTATATACTTAATAAAACGCTTAAAAAGCTCACTAAAATCAAGTGTTCCGTACATATTATAAATATAATGTAGAAAAAAATATTATAGATTTGTTATAATAGTTATAATTATTATAATAATTATATATTGCTAAATATAATCGGTATATAAATATATATATTATAGTTTTAACGAATGACGAAAAAATCACGAAAGAATCACGAAAGAATGATTAAATAATAGTTGTGTAAAATAACTTAAAATAATAAAATAATTATATGTATAATATTGTCAGTAAATGTCGTTCATGAATAAACTACCCGAAGGTGTTACTCCTAAATATTTACCGGATGGAAAGGAAAATCCTAAATATGCCGACTTATTGGAAGAAGATAAACCAATTGCCGGACAAAAGTTTGTGTGTTTATCCTTTGTATCTCCAGAAAAAATTATTAAACAAAAGGAAGAATTTTTGTATGAAGAATTTATCAAACTATGGGACTTTAAAAAATCGATGGAGAAGTTTACACAATTTCTAAACTTTATTGCATTCAAGTATCCTTCTCTTTCGTTTGACAAATTGATGGCGGATTTTAATGACTTTACCAAGGAAGAGGGTGATTCTCTTAAACTCGCATCATCCATTAGCGACGACTATAAAACATTTATTGACAACAACGAGGAGCAACTTGATCAGAAATTTGGCGAGTTGCATCAGTTCCAAACGTCGACACGAGGTATCAAAGTTCGCGGCGTTTTTCCCACCCAGGGTGAGGCCGAGCTCCGCTGCAAATTGTTGCGCGAGGTTGACTCGAATCACGACATTTACGTAGGACAAGTTGGTATGTGGGTGCCATTCCATCCAGATGCTTATAAGACTGGACGCGTCGAGTATATGGAAGAAACGCTAAATCAGTTGATGGCGGATAAGAAGAAGAACGAGGACATGGCTAAACATGACTTTGAGAAACGTGTCAAAGAGGCAAAACAGAAAGCAATTGAGGATAATATGAAGAAGGCAGAAGAGTCAGGAAACAAACTTACGCAAACAATTAATGCAGAAGGAGAGCTTGTTGGTGTCGCAAATGTTGGAAACTTTGATGGACTGGATGAGGATGCAACGATAGACGACATTAAGAAGAACATGTTTGAAGCAGAGAATGTCATCGTTGATAAAAACGGAGACCATGGTCTTTCAAAACTTACGCATTATGATCCATCTACTATGTCAGTAGAAGATACTGAGGGTAGTAAGTAATACATATTCATATCTATAGCATAGCATATCTATAGCATATCATAACTATAAACATTTTTAGTATATTTTAGTATATTTTATCTGTAATAAATAACAGATAACATATTCTTGTGTATATTTTGCAGTATGTTGTATAATTTTAATATTGGTTTTATATATATTATACTTCCGTATTAGGAACATAACATAACATAACATAACATAACAGAACATAATATACCATAATGACTAAGTCAAAATCTTTAACAAAATTCAATATTTTCAGTATATCAAAAAATAAAAAATTTAAAAACTATATGGTATTAAAAATAATTTCTATTTTATTTATTACTGCATTGTCAATCCTTATACTCTATGGGTTGTATATTGGTATAAAAAAGGTAACATATATGTATCGTTTAAAACATGATTTTTATAAACTGAAAGACATGGGGTTAAATGTAAAAAATTATAACATAAAATATTGTAAACATCTTAAAAAAAAACATATTCCAAAAACATTTAAGATAAGAACTGAAAAAAACATCGGTGAATTTATGAATAAAAAAATGATTGGTTTTATTCCGGATAAGTATATAGTTTTAGATATTGATACAAAAGATGGTGTTGAAAGTGGAAATTTTTTAATTGATAAAGTTCCGAAAGACACTGCTTGTGAAAAAACACCGAATGGATATCATTATTATTTTGAAAATGATACAGGAAACCCAATCCATTCATATGTTCAGTTAGATGTAGGTGGTGAAAAATATTCATTAGATATTTTAGGAGTTGATTCTATTGTCACTATGTCTCCTTCATGTATAGATGGTAAGAGTTATGATTGGATTAATAGCATTTTTACTCATAAACCAGCAAAGTTATCTGAAAATACATGGATATTAGATTTAATAAAAAATAATAAACCTTTTATTAGAAAATTTGATGGTTTTCATCTTGACATAAATATAAAAAATGCTTTTATAATTATAGATAATTTACACATTGAAAGTCATATTCGTTTTTTTTTACATAACACCCAATCTTATAGTAAAAAAATAAAATTATTAAATGGTGTAATTTATCTATATGATGACAACTATTATTTTATGACAAAAAATAGTTTTAATACGTATAAAAATAAGAAAAAAATGTTATATCAAATGAATAAAACTATTAGTAAATTAAATCCATCATGTATATTAGATTTATCTATTATATATAGTAACTACTTACCATCAGAAAAAATTTTTCATATAAATTCATGTATTATAAGTAATGATTTTAAAAACTATAAATATGATGACTTTTTTCCAAATTATATTGAAGTAAATAATATATATAAAAAAACAAATTACTTAATTCATGATACGATTACGATAACTAACTATAATAGCACAAATTTAAAAAATGAAAAGTATGAATTAATAAAAGATGATACAACTAATAAAATACTTATAGGTTCCGAAAGTATATATGTAACTATTTTACTTTCAAATTATTTTAATATACCATGTTTATGTATCGGAGCTACCTATAGCGAGAAACATGATACTATACTTGATATTATAAATAGTGTAAGTGTTAATAATATGTTGACTAAATTACAAAGAGAAAATTTAAATAATTTAATGACACATATTTTATCAATATTTTAAGTATAAACTACCACTTATTTTTTTTCACTTGAATCTTCGGTCCCTGGCCTTTGCGTTTAATACTTGATGGGTCATATTGTTCCTCTTCCTCATCAGAATGAATATCTTTCGACATTTCCCAGAACTCTTTTGCTCCCAGTTTAAATGGTCCATGTGTTTGTGCTTTATACCAGAATATCTGGTCGTGTAGTTTATTCGACTTTGCGTTGTTATTTATTACCAAACATTCAAAGTTCTCCGTGCACTGGTCCATGACTTGACAAAAGCTTTCAAATGTCGGAAACATACCTGCATAGTTTTCATATATTCTTTTGCGATTTCCGATGTAGGGTTCGCGTAGAATAAAAACATAGTCAATATTGGTTCTTAAATTTGGCGGAATACCGAGGGGATACTGCATCGTAATTACAAGCATAACTTTCCAGTGACGTCCATTCATAAATAGGAGACGCATCATAACATCCTTTGTCCATTTATTATCAAAGAGACAATCATCCAAAACGACGAATGTTCGTGGGTCGATAGTGCTTCTTTTATATGTCTCAATCTCTTTTTTCATTTGTTTTAAAACTGCTTTTTGTCGTTTTAAAATATTCTCAATAATAGCGGTATTATATGCATCGTGGATAAAAAGCTTGGGCACGTGTTCACCGAAGAATCCATTACCTGCCTCTGTGCCAGATATAACAGTACCAATAGGAATATCTTGGTGATAATACATTAAATCTTTTACTAAAAAACTTTTACCTGTATCACGGCGACCAATAAGAACGATAACAGGGCCTTTATTTTCGTCAGGTCTAAAACTAATTGACCTCATATCAAATTTTGCTAGTTCTAATCCAACACTCATTATTTTGTTCTATTTTGTTCTATTTTGTTCTATATATTTGTGATAGTGATTGTGAGTGTGATGCAATTAAAATAGTAGTATATTATAATATATTATAATACAAATTAAAAAATATAAATTATATAACGCAATATATAGCCAAATAGCCAAATAGCCAAAATAGTTATTATTAGTTTAAAATGTAATAAAATTATGTATTTAATTTATTAAATAATAGAAGATGAAGATGAAGATTGATATTGAGGGAAAAGAAACCGGAAATGAAATTGAAAGTGGAACTTCAAGGGACGACTACTTTTCACTAAACTATAGGAAAATAGACTATGCAGATTTTTTTAATTCTTTAGAAACATCTCAAATCAAATTGATAAATACCACAAATTATATACCAATATATGAAAGTTATTTTAATATGAATGAAAACAACTATAATTCTTTTAATTTAAACCAGCGCTACTATGTATCATGTCTTTCTGGTATCGTCGACAGAAATAATATTCAAGCTGCAGTTATAGATACTTTCAAAAGTAAGGATAACTCGCTTACGATTGAACATAAACCAATATATATAAAATTCTCACCTTTACTTGATCCACTAAAATACTTGTCGGGCAAATATGCAACAACGGATGCCAGTGCCTATAACGATATAATATCTATTCCAAAACTATCCAAAATTGTCCCCTTATCTGGTCTTCCAAAAGTAAATGACAAAAATAATTCATCATATGTTGATGGTTTTTTTTCTTATTTATCAAGTCAGCTGTTAAATCATCATCAGTTTATTCACGGGCTTGATTTTTATGGTTCTTTTAATGGCATTAAAACCGATTTTTACTACAATGTTATAGACGATATTGACTATTTAGATAAAAACCCTTTTTTCATTAAAAATAAAGACACGCTATTTACGATTGAAGATGAAGACTATGATTATGGTGAAAATAGTAGCGAATGTGATAGCGATAACGATGACCATATTAGTTTAGACTCAATGGGAAAAGTAAAACCTAAAAATAATACACGTAATCGACGCGCTAAAATAAAAATAGTAAATAGTAATGGTGGAGGTAATGGTGGAGGTAATGGTGGATGCGACGATATCTCTGACAACCAATATATTATTCATGATGATTTTAATAATATAAGCAGCGAACTGAACGCAGTTTTTGATACAACTACACATATAAGCGTATGCGAGTCTGTATGCTTAACTGATATAAATATAGAGTCAATGATAGTGGTAAATGACCTTGGTGATAGTAGTAACAATAATACTTCTATAGTTGATTCAAATATTTATTTAAAAACTTATCATAGTGATAGTGATAGTGATAGTGATAGTGATAGTGATAGTGATAGTGATAGTGATAGTGATAGTGATGGTGAT